GTTGTATCAAAATCTAGGTCAACTGCACCAATAGTCGTGTAACTGTAATCATTGAGTACCTTGTAAAGATATGCGCCTGCAACAACATACAACACTCCTCTGAACTCGCTCATGCCGTAAACAGGGGCAGTTGGTAGAGTTAGAAACGCTATTTTGCCGTCAACGCGGTATAAAGTCAGCTTGTTATCTTCCTCGGATAAGTCAACCTCAAGAAACATATTAACGGTTTCTTGACTGTTTTGATTCTTGCTAAATCCTTTGTGTTGACCGCCTAAGAAGTTAAATTTCATTAGAATCCACCGCCCGTAATAAATGTTTTAGAGCCTGATTGCTTCATGTTACACGGTAAAAGCGCATCAAACTTGGCTAATGGTATTGTGACCATTGAGCGCAAAACAATATCGCGTGATTCTTTGGCCATCGCTACTAATTCGGGAGCAACAGTAAAGCCAAACTCAGGCGCAATCTCGATTGCTAAATTAAACTTTAACGCGCGAATCCACTCAGGCGGATAGGGTAAGTCATCGGCTAAGGTCAAATCAGTGGCAGGACGCACGTTATCAAGTGTCAAAGTTCCGTTAGCAGGGACAGGGAATAAATAAATAGTGCTTAGCGGATAATCAGGCTTGAGTACAACATACTCAGGAATTGCCCCGATGTTTTTAGTGCCGATCTCGCTATATGTTTTGTAATCTAAAACTTGTAAGGGATAATCTAAGCCGCCTAATGTGTAATAAGCGGTAAAAATAGCACTTGGGCGAATAGTATCAATATCGCCACCACTACCGATTGTATAAGATGCCGCACCTGTTAAAGTATGCGTAATTGTTTGAGTGTTTTTAGATAAGAAACGAGACGCACCCCATGAGCCAAGCATGAGATTTAATGCTTCTAAAGCATCGCTTGATTCGTCAGCATTGGGAGTCTCAGAAGAAGATATAGCACCGATTAAGCGCAACGTGGCGCGGATTAAATCAGCAGTAACCATGTTACACCTTTAGAAAAATGCTCATCCTTGAGCAACGAGAGGTTATTAGTTAGTGATACGAACTGCCCACTCAGGACGTAACAAGCCGTAACCTGCCAACATATCAAAACGGCAAATACGACGGTTATTTGTGATGTCATAACCACGAACAAACCGCAATGATACACCGTCATACATGGCTTTTTCTGCCATATCCATACCGTTAGGTACTTCCATGTCAGCAGTTACAAGAGTAAACGCATCACGATGGAATAAAATGTTTTGTGTATAGGAAGTTGAAGCTGTACCAGTCAAAACAGTGATTGCGGCATTATCAGCAGGGCGAGCAGTTACGTTTTGATACGCACCACCAGCAATAATTGCAGGATAAATCACAGCAGTTAAGTTACCCGAGCCATCCGAAGCAGCATCAGCAGTTACAACAAATTGACGCAATGCGCCTGTGCTTTGCTTAGTTTCAGGATTGACAGCATAAACACCTGCAATCGTAAACACATCACCGCGCTTTAAACGGTTAGCAGCGGCGGCAGTCCAACCATCAGTCACTAAAGATGTGCTCGAGCCGTAAGGGTTGTCTGTAGAACCTGAGTTAATTAAACCTTGATTAGCACCGTTTACCAATGGTGTACCACCCAAACCGCCCACGGTATGAGTTGGCAAGTTTTGGCTCATAATGAAGTCAACGCCCAAGTTAGTCGCCATCATGCCTGATTTTAATTGGCGACCTTGTGTAGCTTGATCGTTAAATAAGCCACTCATACCACCAACTAACTTACTGTTAGCTAATGGGCTTAATGCAAGCATACGACCATCATCGCGAGGACATGATTCATTGTCTAACAATACAGCAGCATCCAAAACAGCCTGAGCCGTTGCTAATGTTGTTCCAGCCGTGCCTGAAAAATTAGCAACACCACGATAAAAACGGGTAGCAATACGAGCATCTAACTCGGCAGCCAAGCGTTTACCTGCTGGCTCTAAGTAACGCTTGCTAAATTCATCAATACTTAGTTTTAAATCGTAATCGCTAAAAGCCCAATCAATACCAAATTCATTTTCCATTGTAACGGGTACAGTTGTCTCGTTTACATCTTGAATGTTTGCGGTTGCGCCATCACGAACTGTTAATTGCACAGGACGACGGACATTAACAACAGAACCTGCCTTCGCGCCTTTTTTAGCGAAAGAGTCTTCGAACTCAGTATTAATGTTACCCAAAAACGCGGAGTTGTTATGCACAATACGCAAGGTTTCGTTGGTGATAATTGAGCCGGTAATTAAGTTATTAGCCATGGTGTTTAACTCTTAGTGGTCTTTTGTTGATTGCGCCATTTGATATATTGCTCTGTTGACATCGCTCTAGGGTCAGAATTAGGACTAGAGCCATTAACAGTTGGTGCAGGTTTTGGCGCACTTGTGGTCTGTTTTGGTTTATTAAATTTTGCACTTGCTGCAATTTCACCGATTGCTATAAGCTGTTGTATGGGTGGTAAAGATGCAATGCGATAAGCTTCACTAGGATTTTGACCGAGCATATAAGCGATTTCCGCGCCCTTTTCATGCTTAGCAACTTCCGCAATGGTGCTTGGTGCAAATTCAATATTTGAAACGATAGCGAATTTGTCGTCAAAATCAGGCGCGACAGCTTTAAATTTTGCTGTTTTAGATTGCCAGTCATTAGCGATTGCTTGAGCTTCTGATTGTTGGTTGTATGCTTGTTGTTGTTGGCTTTGTACTTGTTGTAACTCATACTTGGCCAATGCTTTAGCATACGACTGAACATCAGAATAATCGGCAATATCAGGCTCTTGAATTGTCGGCTGTGTTTGAGCTTTTAATTGTTCAAGCTCAGAACGCATCCGATTGATTTCGGCCTGTGCTTCGTACTTTTGACGTGTAAGTTTATCTAAACGTTTCTTAACGCCTTTGGGTAGGCTGTCGTCATTGTCGTTTTCTTCTTCGGGTTGCTCTGTTGTTTCTTTTTGTTCAACAGTTTCAACCTGTTCAGATTCAACGTCTGACGGTTCGACCTGTGGGGCTGATTCCACAATTTCAGCAGACTGAGATAAATCACTCATGGGATAAATACCTTGAAATCGGACTATTGCGCTATCACAGCGAACCTAGCTAGTGCTAGTAATTAAACTATATTATCTTGATCGTTATTTGTCAAATTAGGCAAATTCAAATCAGGGGGTAAGTCTGTTTGTTGCTCTAATTCAATCGGTTGTTGCATCATTTGCATTTCTTCTTCTTGGCCATTTGGCATATCCTCATTTTCAGGTTGTTCTTGCTCAGTTTCTTCTAACTCAGGCTGACTAGCTGCATTCATTAAAAGACGGTTGACAATATCTTGTACTTGCTCAGGCGTGTAAGTTGTACCTTGCGACAGTTTGGCAAGCTCTAACTCGGCTTTAACATCAATTTCGTATTTCTTGAGCCGTAACTCATCTTCTTTTAGCTCTTGACCTGACTCTAACTCTTTGACTTTTGCGGTTAACTCGTCAATTTGAGCCTTGCCTTGTTCGATGATTCCCTGTACTTCGGGTGGCAAGCCGTTAGGGTCTTGATCTTGCAGTTGTGGCGGTAATGTTTTCTTTAATCGTTCTGCAATTTCTTCTGCACCATCCCAATCCATAGCCTTAACAATTAAATCACCTGCTATTTGCATAATTGCAGGATTAACGCGAGCAATCTCGACCATGCTATTTAACGCTTCAATGCGTTTTGTTGCATAGTTAGAACCTTGCGTCACAACTAAATCATATTTACCCACTGATAAATCTAAAAACTTTTGTTGTCCGTCAACTTCGGCTAATTGATTGATTCGCTGTAATTTCTTTTCACCGTCTGCACCCATGATTTGAACAACGCGAGCTGAATCATAAATTTTAGGAATCAAGTCAATAATAGCGCGGCCTGTGTATCGTATCGCTCTTGACACGTTGTCAAAGTACGCAAAGTTAGCAGTATCGCCTTTTCGCTGTTGGGCTAAAATAGCGCGGCCTGATTTCTCGTTATCTTGTTCGCCCAAACTTGCAGAATAAATGCCTGTCGTGCTTTTCATTTCGTCAACGCACATTAAAGCCGCTTCATTCGCGCCCTTGTCCACAATCCCTGCATTTAAACGCTGAGGTATGGTGGCGGTAGGGTCAGGATTATAGACAAGATAGGGTAAATTATCTGTTAATGACTTTTGCCAAAAATCCTCTAACCCTTCAATTTGTTTTGCAGATACCAAAACAGGTGCTTTAGGTGCTAGTGCTTTTTGTTCAGTGTCAACAGTACGCCAATAGTTATACATACGTTGCGCATCTTTAGAGAATCGCACTAAACCGCGCAGCATTCGCTTACCGTCAACTAAATCCTCTTTACCGTTTACACCGACAATCGGCAAGTATTGCCCCGCCCAATCGCTCTCCTCTAAAACTCCTGAACCAGAACAAATACACATTTTGACTTTAGGAATATAAGTCTTTCGTTGGTCAACAATGCGAATAAAAACAGGTGGTTTTTCTAATGTTGTTTGATAATTACCATCCTCATCTTGCACAAGATAAAGTGTTGCCTCCTCATCTTCTTTGTACCAAAACTCAGCAA